GAACGGCCAGCCGCCAATCCGGGCGGCCCAAACCGGCCGGCTCAAGACGGTCCCGTAGCTCAACTGGATAGAGTAGCGGATTTCTACTCCGCGGGTTGCAGGTTCGAGTCCTGCCGGGATCGCCAGTCGCGACAAGCCAAATACCCAAGCAAAACCAGAGCTTGCGCGCTCCCGCCGCCGAGCCTGCGCATGTTCTCATCGCAGAACAAGTGCGGACAAAAGGGGCCAATTGGGGCCATGTGGGGCACCAAATCCCCGGAGAAATCCCCGGAGCGATTCCGCACAGCGAAAGCCACTTCCGGGAACATTCATTTCCGCCGCGCAGTTGACGTCCGTCGTTTCGGAGTAAGCGTATGCGTCCCTCGCCCTCGATCGTGCCGGCCGATCGCCTCGATCGCGACATCTACCTGGTGCTCGAGGACTTCGGCGCGCGTGCCGGCTGTGCCTGGCGCGAGACCGACGAGGCCGACACGGATCTCGAGACCATCCTGCAGGACATCATCTCCGGCCAATACGCCTACCCCTTGCGGATCGTTTGCTTCAATCCTGTCGAGGGGTGGTCGCGCGATGCCACGGCCGACGTCGCCGACGCGCTGGCCGAGCGCGCCGCGAACACCGACGCCGAGATCACGCCGGCGCTGCAGGACTTCATCAACGCCAATGTGACGCGGCGCTTTGACCTGCAGCTCGCCCTGCCCCTGCGCCTTGGCCGATGACAACCGAAGGCAAGCCCCTCGGCTGGACTGCACGCGAGGAGCGCGAGCACTTCATCCACTGCCGGTCTGCGGCCAGACGCTGGACATGAGAGATCTCGGCGAGGTCCTCGACCACCTGCACGCCCAGCAGATCGAGGAGGAACCGACTAGGCATTGAGCCGGCCGACTCGCGCATTGCCACTTTCTCCCTATCTAAGGCCCATGCCCCAAGCGTTCGAGTTCTGCCTGCCGACGGCCGCAAAGGTCGTGCCCGATGGCCCCGACTGGCTGCACGAGGTCAAGTACGATGGCTATCGCCTGCGCGTCGAGCGCAGCGGCCGCGAGGTGCGCCTGCTCACCCGGAACGGCCACAACTGGACCAGCCGATTCCCCTGGATCGTCCAGGCCGCGCTCAAGAACCGCGAACAGCAGTTCGTCATCGACGGCGAGGCCGTCATCCTCGGCGTCGACGGCGTGTCCGATTTCAACGCCCTGCACTCGCGCCGGCAGGACGAGGAGGTCCAGCTCTACGCCTTCGACGTGCTCGCGCTCGGTGGCGAGGATCTGCGGTCGCTGCCTCTGTCGATGCGCAAGTCGAACCTAGCGCGCCTGCTCCGCGGCAGGCCGGATGGAATGTTCGCCGCGCCGTTCGAGTCGGGCGAGATCGGCCCGGACCTGTTTCGCGCAGCCTGCCGCATGGGCCTCGAGGGCCTGGTTTGTAAACGCTCCGACCGCCGCTATATGGCAGGACGATCCAAAGATTGGGTCAAAGTTAAGAATCGCCGGCATCCCGCCATGAACCGCGTACAGGAGAACTTTCGATGAAATATTTCGCCATCCACGAACGAGGCGAGTGGAGCGAGATCAGGCAAGCAGACACGTTGGAGGAGGCTAAGCAGCACCTGCTGGATATGCTGCAAAAGGCCGAGGTGCAGTTCGGCGACGTTTTCCGCATTAGCCAGGGCGAGATCACGGCCGGCTGAAGCGCCACCAAAACCCTGGCGCACTTCGACAGGATCGAAGGACCGCCCATGCGTTAGAACGGCCCCGGCCGCAGCTCCGGAGCCTCGGCCACGAAAAAACCCGCCAGGGATGCCCCTGGCGGGTTTCTCGCGGGATCCAGCCAACCCTGTCCGGCCCCGCATCCGGCGGACCGCGCGGCAACTCGCGGCCGGCCAGCCCCCTACCCTTTGCGCTAGGCCTCGATCGCGGCCTCGACCAGCCAGGCCGCGAGCAGGATCGCCGCCACGATCGCGAGCGCCTCGAGCTGCGCGATCATCGCTGCACCGGCCGGCGCGTGCGCCACTGATAGGCCAGGTCGGCCAGGCGGCCGCCGGCGAGCCACAGACCATAGAGCGCAAGCAGCGGCGAGATCAGCACCAGGCCGAGCGCCGCCAATGTCCGGCCGCGGCGCGGACAGCGATCGGCGCTCATTCGACGTTGACCCTGGCCGTGCCGCCCATGCCGAGCGCGATCGCGCCGGCGCGGCCGAGATCGACGCAGCGGCCGCGGACGAACGGCCCGCGATCGTTGACGACGGCGCGGATGCTGCGGCCGTTGCCGAGATTGGTGATCGTCACCACGCTGCCGAATGGCCGCGTCTTGTGCGCAACCGTGTAGGGATCCGCCGCATAGGTGTTGAACCTGGCGCCGGAGGCCGTGCGCCGGCCGTGGTAGCCGTCGCCGACGCCGTATTGCGAAGCCTCGCAGATCTCGCCGGCGGCCGCGCTAGAGCTCGAGAACAGGCAGGCGAGCGCGATCGCCGCGGCAAAAGCGGTTTTCATTGTGTGATGCTTTCTGTTGGTGGATGAAACTAGCCGCGCGCCTTGATCAGCGCGGCGAGCAGCTCGGCGCATTTCTTGACGCTCGTGGTCGCGTCGTGCAGATGCTTCTGCACCTCGGCAAGGCGCGCCTCTTGCTCGGTAAAATCGCGATCGTCGCGACCGTCATCGAACAGGATCCGGCGGATATTGTTGAGGATCGTTCGCATTAGAGCCTCGCCCTGATTTCCGCGGTCAACGCCTCGAGCGCATGACGCAGACCAACGTTCGATTCCGCAATGCTGTCGGCCGCCGCGATCCGCTCGTCATAGCTTTCGGTCAACTTGTTCTCGAGCAGCTGAATCCGATGGTCCTTTGCCGCTTCCCGTTTTTCCGATTTATAGATCACCCACAGCAGCACCACGATGATCACGCTGGCAACGCCGAGTTTCGTCACTTCCTGCGCGAGCTCGCTCATTCCATTTCCCGGCCGTTAAGAGGTTTGCGCCAGGATCATTCCCAGCCCGCTTGAAGTCCCGACGCCTCATGTGGGTTAGGGCCGCCTCGCCCTTCCTGCGGCGCGGCGGCCCGCTTTTTTAGTCGTCGTCGCGCGGATAAAGCAGCCGCTCGATCGCACTGCGCGGCGGCCGCGGCACCGGCGCAGGATCCGGCGCCGGCGTGACGATCGCAGGCGTCGGCGCGATCGGCGGCGCGGCCGCGGGCCATTCTTTCGCCGGCAGCACGCGCGCGCGGATCCGCTGCACGATGCCGCGCCTGGCCGGCTTCACCGGCGCAGGCCTTGCCGCCGGCGCCTGGTCGATCGCCGCCGGCCGCGGCGACGGCCGCCTCCATTTGCAGCCGCCGACGCCGCCCTCGATCTGGCTGTCGATCCAGTCCTGGTCATAGTCGCGCTGGCCGCGCACCTCGTATTTCGGCGCCTCGAAAATCCGGCACTCGCCGCCGGCGATCGAGGCCGGCCCGCGCACGGCGCAGCCGGCGAGCAGCAGCGCGAGCACAACGATCGAAATGATCTGGATCATGACGCGCACCTCCCCTCGCTCTGGATCCACCGGCGGCCGCTCGCGCGACAGTGTTTCCAGACCTGGCGCAGCTCGAGTGCCGAACCGATCGCGCGCTTATCCTCGGCCGCGATATCAGACAGCGCGCGGTCGTAGCCGGACCGATAGACCTTGTGGTGCCAGACCCCATAAGCGCCGAGCAGCGCCAGCGCGAGCGCGCCCGCGGCGACGATTTTCGTCAGCAGGCTCGATGCCTGCAGCAGCGCAAGCGCGCCTTTCAAATACATCATTGCCGTTCCCCCGTTTGCACGGCGAGCGTCGACGTCCTGATCGCGCGCCATGAATTGTAAGCGATGAAGGCGAGGCCGCCGGCGCCTAGCGTCCACCAGACGCCCGCCGGCAGCGCCGCGAGATGCGACCAGGCCGAGGCGACCAGGCCCGGATGATCGTCGACGACGTCCTGGTGCTCTGTGAAAAAATCCCAGGCATCGGAGACGTAACCGCTGACGGTCTGATAGGCGGCGCCGGCGCCGGCGACGATCGAGGCCCAGAGCGCGGCGAGGAAATTGCGCCTGACAGGCACGATCTCAGGCGCGAGCTGCGTCAGCACACTCGGATCAGCTTTCGCGCGCGCCTCGCTGACCGGCCGATACCAGCCCTCGGCCTCGGCCCTGGCGAGCTCGCCGCGCACCTGGTCGGCGATGCCGTGGAACGTCTCGACCGACGTCGGCAGCGTCAGCACCAGGCCGCGATCATTCATGAAGCCGCCGAGCGCGCCGCTGATGCCACTGCCCCACTTGCCGTCGAGCACGCCCGGCGAATAGCGGCGCGCCTTGAGACGCTGCTGCACGTCATAGAGCACGGGATCGCCAGGCACAGCCGGATCGAGCGGCTGCACGTTCGGCGGCGCCGCTTGCGGATCCGGCACCGGCGCGGTCGGCGCGGGATGACCCTCGAGCTCGTCGAGCGGCGCGCCCGTTTGCGTATGGAGCAACGGCGCAGGCCGGCCAAAGATCGGCGCCGGCGACTTCGGCTTGCGGCCGCCATTGTCGACGAATTCGAAATGCATCGGATCCTTGCGGCCCTGATACCAGCCGCCCCACATCGCGCCTTGCCGGCAAAACGCATCGATCACGAATTGCGGCATATTGCCCTTGGCATAGAGGCCGTTTTCCTCGGCGTTGAGATCGATCGCCGCGGCATAGGCGTGGTTTGACCACTTCGTTTTGGATCCGCGCACCATGCGATGGTTATAGGCGCCTGCGTACTTCGAGACGCCAGCGGCATCGATCCGCTTCTGATCGCGCCCGCAATAATCCCAGATCTCATTCAGCGCAGCGAGCAGCGCCGGCGCCGCCTTGCGATGAAACATGATCGATTTGACGCGCCGGCCTTCGTAGTACATCGCGAACGGCGGCACGACCGGCACCATTTGCGGCGCGATCTCGCCCTTGGCAGGATCGCCGTAGAACGCGTTACGCGCAAGCTGCGTGTCTTTCGGCCAGGTTGGCACGTTGAAATCTCCTGTTTTGGGGGACGCAGTTGAATGCCGGCCCGCGCGGCTGCCGATGCCGACTTCGTCCTTTGTTCGGCTGTCGACGCGTGCGCAAATACGATTTGTGAGGCGCTTACTGCCGCCCGTAGAACGCCACGCTGACATAATCGGGGTCCGTCAACACTTGAGCCGTGTTGAGCACGTACACGTTAATGCCAGAGGCCGTTTTGCCTCCACCAGAACCAAACTTGAGAAACGTATTCGCAGCGTTGTGCTCAACAGAGCCAAGAGCAGCGTAATTAACTGCTGAAGCAAATGCCGTGGAGAAGTTTACTACCCACTGTCCAGTTCCCGCCTTTGAAACACTGGCTATTCCATAGCTAGCCATTATTGTTCCTGCGGCGTTGAAGATGACCCAGGCTTTCGCGGCGCTATCGTGGTGATGTTGATTACTTGGGGTGACGGCATCGACCGCGCTGGTTGCCGTCTGTTGCTGCGCCTTCGTTGCGACATCACCGAAAAGTCGCTTCCAAGCGGTCCACGATCCGCCTGACTTCGTGCGAACGTAGCTTGCCGTTGTCGTTGATGTGCCGTTCAAGACGGTTGCGATTTGCCGGACATAATTGGTCGGATCGCCTGTATAGACGTCAACTTGGAGATACCAATAAATGCCCGCGATTGGCGCATTGGTCGACGTATTATCGAGGGAGTAAATTCCCCCTGTGACTATGGAATCGAAATCAGCTCCAGTGAGAAGCGCCCCCGTGTTGTAAACTCTCAGGTTCGCGCGTGCCGTCCCCGCTGTCGCAGTCAACTCGGAAAGATTATTTGCGGCTATCAAGTCGCCGTTACCGGCACCAGCATCGCCCGTGCGGGAGAACGAAACCGAGAACGCGTCTCCGTTGGTGAATGCGCCGCTGCCGGCACCACCGGTCAACGTCAGTTTGCGATAGCCCGAGCCATCAACCACCGATCCGGTCACCCGGAACTGCGCCCACACTGTCGGATCGGTGGTTTTTTCAAAGCGAACATAACCGCGTGTTGCGGACGTGCTGTCGTCCCAGGTATCCAAAATCGCGGTGATCGATGCGCCGCCGACCTGTGTGTTGTCAATGTACGCGGCTGTTGCGCTTGCCGGCGTCGCATTGTTCAGACGAAAGGCGCCAGCGCCAGGATCGGCGTCGGTTGTGGTGGTCGAGTAGGTTAACTTGATGCCGCTCGCGTCGCCTTTTGCACCCGTCGACCCGGTGTCGCCTTTGCTCGCCAGCACCTGCCAATAGGTCGTGTTTGGCGGTGTGTGGTTGGTGTGGTCGAGAACGCAGACATAGCTCGAACCATTCAACGTCACGACATCGCCGACAGCATAGGCCGTCGCGCCACTCCACGCCCCCATGAGCCGGAACGCCTTGTAAATACCGAGATACGACCAGGCACCACCCGTCTTTACCCAGGTCTTGCCCGTAGTCGGCTGGAACGCAAACTGCCCGTCATCGCCGAGCGAGGGATCCGGCTCGGCCTGGTCGACGTCGACGAAGAAGAAAAAGCCGTCCGTGTTGAGCGCCGCGACCAACGCCGAGACGTCCGCCATCGCCTGCGCGCCGGCAAAGCGCTGCGGCGAGACCTGCCAGATCTTGTAGGCGACCGCGGTCTGCGCGCCGCCGCCCCAGGGCGGAATCGTTAGCTCGTCGACGTCGACAACGTTGCAAACGATCGATTGAAAATTGCCGATCTGGAAAACGTCTCCGGGCCGCGCGTTGACGCCCGACCAGATCGTCCCGATGCCGGTGACAGACGTTCCGCCGGCGGCAACCGTGGCGAGGCCCGTGGAGTAGCTGACGAGTGCAGTCATGTCGGATCATTCCTCTGAAGTGTGGCCTCGACGATCGCGTCGAGCTCTGCGGGCAATGTCGCCGCGGCAATCTCGGCGAAAGCCGCCTGCCTCATGTTCTCCCGCTGCATCAGCGTGTTCGGCTTCGACACGATGATCCGCGCGAGATCCAGCGGCGTGATCCCGCGCAGACCAGCCTCGAAATCCAAATCAGTGTTGATCTCGCCGGCGAGCAGCTGCTGCGCCGCGGTCCGCTTTGCCGCGTGGGCGAGCTCACGGTGCGAGCGGCGCTGAGCCTGCTCGCTGAAATGCAGGTCGACCTTGTCGCGCGCGGCGAGGCGCAGCACAGGCATGGGATCGAGCGCGAGCCTCATCAGAACGCCTCGACGGTCAGCTGGCAGTCCCTGTAGGGCCACAGCGAGATGGTGATCGAATAGACGCACGGGACGGGAATGGCGATCTCGAGCTCGCTCGCATCGATCGGATCGAGCGTGTGCAGCACCGCTCCGGCCGCGACGATCGTCACTTTGGCCTGCTTCGGAATGCCTGATATCACCGCGGTATCGTCGGCGCCGGCCTTGACCGCCGACTTGCTGATCTCCACGGACATCGACGGGCGCGCCGCGAGCTCCCTGGCGCCAACGTCGACATACCACTGCTCGAAGCTCGGCAGCGTGTTGGACTGCAGGGCGAGAAACGCATGACCCTGCTCGTCGAGCAGCTTGTCGTATCCCTTGGGATCATAAACCTTGTTCGCCTGGGTGATCTGCCCGGTCGGCTCGTAGATCGCGAAAACCGTCATTGGTAGTTCCTGAAAATGCAATAGGCGATGCGGGTCTGGTCGGTGAAGTTTGGGAAGGGATCGCCGCTCGACAGTATGACCTGCTTGTTGAACGAAATCCCTGTGAAATAGCCGTCGCCAACGGCGCCGCCGGCACCGAAATTTTGCGAATAGCAGGTGCACGTCCCGTAAGGTGATCGCCCCGGCGCATAAGACCCTTCAAAGGCCGGATCGGATGTCGGCGCGTACCACATCAACAGAAACAGCGGATAGGTGCCGGCCGGCGTCGCCGGCAGAGCGGGTCCGGTCGCCCATCGCAGAATATTGCCATCGCCGGCCCCGACATAGGGAACGCGCATCCAACCGTTGATGGCAACTCTCAGCGGCGGCTGGTTGGCGTCGAATATCAGATCGTCGAACTGCGCCCCGGACGCGTCGACGCCGCCCGCCGAGACTCGCAGCGGCGAGCTCGAGCCCGGAGATATCAGCACGCGCCGCGTCGTCATGTGAACGCCTTCGAATAGACCGCATAGACCGTGGGGCCGCCGCACGTGACCGTCATCGATGCTCCGTTGCCGTTGATGGTCGCGGTGCCCGGCGTGGTGTAGCCGACGACGTAGCCGCCGGATCCGTCCGGCGTCATGCTCATCAACGGAGACGGGCGGCACGGGCCGCCTGATCCGCTGTAACCGGGCAAGCCACTCAGGGAATTCTGCGTCGTCACCAGCACAATCGGCGATCGCGATAGGCCGAGCGCAATCGTTTGCGTGCTCGACACCTTGCCGAGCAGAAGCAAGGTCGAGACCTTCGAGGAGACGTTCAGCAACAGATTGCTGTCGGCAGTCGTGTACGCGTCGAATCCGGCCTTGGACACGAAAATGCCATAAGCTCCGTCTGCCCGCTTGCCGATGACGACGCGCCGTGTGCTCATGACAGCGACACCGGAACGCCGTAGACGACATAAATGCAGGTATCGCCGGCATTTAGTCGGGAGATCGCCAGAAGCAGAGGACTATAGCCCCGCCACCAAGCGCCGACGCCGATCCTCACGGGCGCATCGCCGTAAATGTAGTCATCCCGAATGACCGCGCCGCCCTCGAACTTGCGCGCTTCGACATAAGGCACGTAACCGGGGTGGCTCACGGCAACGGTTGTCGGAACACCACTCGACGCGGTGCTGGTGAGAAATCCCGCCTGTAGAACCGGCGCAATATCGGTCCACTTTGAATTGAACGAAAGCGACCCCGAATTGTCGTCCAGCGTCAACGCGTCGAAGCCGGGCAGCGCGGCCTTGAGTCCATAGGTGACGCCGTCCGCATACTTGCCGATGATGACCCTGCGCGACGTCACGACCAGATCTCGATCCGTTCATTGGTGGCATCAATGACGAAGTTGCCCGACGGGCTCTGAACCTTCCCCGTGGTGACCGTCCCCAGGTTCGCCGTGATCGCGCTCAGCGTGCCGACGTTGAGTTTCGATGCGGCGATCGATCCGTCGACATACATATCGGCGCGCAACGCCACCTTGGGCACGCCTCCGACATTGGCGACGGTGAAGATCGGCGCCGCCTCACCGCCGGTCACACCCGGCGCCGCGATCTGGAATTTATCCGTGGTGACGATGAAGGCCGAGGTGCCGCTGCCGCCATTGATCAGGTTAAAGCCGGTCGCATAGCCGTTCACGTCGAGCGTCACGGCGTAGGACGAAGCGGCATAACCGTCAAATGTCGTGATCGCGGCCGCGGTCTGACTGACGAATGCGGTCGTCGACCCAAACGACGCCGTTGCCGCCGTCGAGAACGTTGCAAAGGCCGTCTGCGTGTCGACCGCGACCGTCTGCACCTCCTCGATCGCAGCAAAGGCCGATTCCGATTGCGCCGAGAGTTGCGATCTCACCTTGCGCTTGTCGATCCAGTTGCGCGAGTCCTGGTTGGCGACGACCGCGGCGATGGTTTGCGCGACCTGGTCGATCCTGTCGTTCAAGAAATCCTGAATGACCGTAACCTGCGCCTTGATCGCCGCGTCAAAGTCAGCCAGCGACAGCCGCACATCGGGCGCAATGACGTCGATCCAGTCCGACCAGAGCATCTCGCGCGGGGTACTCGGAATGAACTGACCGCGGACCTGGTAGGACATACCAGGCAGAATCGATTGCGTGATGATCAGATTGCCGGCAATGACGCGATCCGTCCGCCCGCGCGTGACGTGCGCTGCGTCCAGGGCGCGACGCACCTCGTATTGAACCGCAGCGACGCCAGGCTGCGATCCGTCCCATGTGATCAGGATCGCGGGCCGCCGATCGATGCCGGAGTCGTCGACCAGCGTATAAGGCTGCGCGTCAAAGCTGGCGATCGCCTGCGGCGCCGGCGGGTTGGAGATCGTGCCGCCGGTCGTGACCGGCGTAAAATCCGCATCTGTGTCCCAGCTGTAATCGGACGGATCGACCTCGGTCAGACTCAACGTGACGTCGAGGTTCGCCTTGTCGACGACAGCATCAACGCGAAACTGCTTGGCGCTATAGCCGTTGCGCTCCGACGTCCATTCGCCGACGTCGCCAGGCTCGACCGGCCAGAATTTTGGCGGCAAGGTCAGCGTGTGCGTGCGCGCGCGCTGCCCCTCCTCGACCGCCGATTTCTGCAGCCGCTGCACCTGCTCGGCATACGGCACGAAATCAAACGACGGATTCGCCATCAGGCGGCGATTGCCGTCGCGCGCCTCGAGATCGGTCCGATAATACGGCGGCGCCGTCGCATTGTTCCAACCCTGCGCCGGATCCGGATAGGTCGCCTGGATCCCGTTGACGCTGTCGGCGAGCGAAAAGAACGGCCGATAAACCTGCGCCTCGGTCGACAGAATGTCGCCGTCCGAAAAGACAAAGGTCGCCGTATCGGGCGCGCCGACATGAATCTTGTAAAAGCCGCCGGTCTCCGACATACGCCCCTGGCAGCCCGTCAGCAGCGCCTCAATGGCATTCGCCGGCTGCGCGCTGATGTCGATCTGGCCGCCCGTGCGATAGGTCGGCTCGAAACCGTCATCGGCCTCGATCAGCGCGCGGCATTTGGCGATCTGCGCGATCCAGTTTGCAGCCGGAAGCCGCGCCGCCGTCATGTTCTGCAGGCCGTAGAGCCAGACGCCATTGTAAGAGAAGCCGCGCAGGATGTTATAGATCTGCACGGCCGGCAGGCTGTCGCCGTCGCCGCCCCAGGTGCTCGGATCGTTGTAACGATGCGGTCCGGATCCCCCGGCCGTGGAATCCTTGGACGGATCGTAAAGCGGCACGCCCGACAGCTCGAATTTGAAGGTCGGAAAGCCGTTCCAGAGATCCTCATTCACATAGGCATGGATGACGGCATAGCACATGCCCTTGCCGACGTGCGAAGCGGTGTAGGGACGCTCAACCGTCGAGCAATTGGCAACCGTGTAGGGATCCGCCGCCGTCTGCGTTCCATCGTAATATTTGACGAACAGATGCGGCGTCGCCGTGCTCTGCCCCTCGAGCAGCTTCACGTATTCCGGCACCTGGTAACCGAGATCGCCGGTTGCCGTATAATCCGCATCGCCCTCCGACAGCGTGACCTTTGCGCCATCGACCCAGAGGCCGACCAGGCGCTCGCCGGGCAGATCAGACAACGCGATGACCTGTGTCAGGAAGGCATTCGGCGTTTGCGTGTCGCCGCCGTGTGTGTTGGCGTAGACCAGCGACCCGGCCGTGACGTGATAGCCGAGGCCGAACGATCGCGGCACGTCGCCACCGCCTGCGATCTTGCCCTGCACGCCGAACGCATCTTGCTTGCCCTGCTGCTGCGGCTGGCCGGTCAGCGCGCGCAGCGCGTAGGACGTCGCCAGCGCCAGGCCGCCGGCAATGATCGTCGTCGCGATCGCGCTGCCGGCAAAGAACGCCGCCGAGATCGCGGTCGCGATCGTGGTGAAAATCGCCATTTAGAGCGCCTTCAGGAAATGCGTTTCCGCGGCCGTATAGCCGCGGCGCAGGTAGAGTTTTGCAACGGCGGGATCCTCGCCCATGCCGGCCATGCCGGCGAAGCTGCAGCCCTTGGACGCGGCCCAGGCTTCATAGGCATCTAACATCGCGATCGCGGCGCGGCCGCGATTCGCCGGATCGATCCACCAGACCGTTTCCGCAGCCATCCAGACCGGCCCGAACGGATGCTCATAGGCCATTGCGAGCAGCAACCCCTGCGCGGTCCCGTCGACGTCGAGCACCAGGCAGCACGCGTTCATGTGCATCATGTCGTGATGCCGCGCGAACACCCGCTCGGCGTATTCAGGCACGAACGGCACGCGAAAGCCGGCGCCGGCGCCGGCCGCAAAGCCTGCCGCCTGGTGCGAGTCGCGCAGCAGCTCGACCGCGCGTGCGACGTCGCTGCGCTTGCCCTGGCGGATCATCAGCGGCCGAGGACAGCGCCGGAGGCGCGGGCCGCGCGAGCGATGAACGAAGATCCGCTGAATCCGCCTGATCCCAACGTTCCAGGATCCTTGCCCCAGAACAATTGCCAGTCGGCGACCGTCGCCGTGTGACGCAGGAAATCGTCGGCAGCGTCGCGCAGCTTTTGCGAGGCGTCCGAGCGCGTGTCGGGATTGGATCGCGTCAGCTCCTGCGTGTTGCCAGTGCAGGTCAGCGTGACGTCGCCCGCCGCGCCTTCCTTCGGCGTCGTGATCGGCGCCTCGTCGATCGTGCCGGCAAAGCGCGGAATGGCCGGCGCAACCTGGTTGCGCGTTGCCGGATCGAACAGGCCGCGGAAGATCTGGACCTTGCCTTGCTTGCATTCGTAGCCGCGCACCAGGTCGTTGATCCGCTCCGAGACCTGCGACAGCGTCACGGTGACGTGCTGCACCGTCAGGTTGGAAACCAGCGGCACGTCTGAAATCGAGATCAGGCCGCCGGCGCCATAAAACGTCCTGGTCGCAACCGAGCCCGTATCGGGATCGATCACGCCGGCCGAGATCGTGCCGACGTCCGACCAGTAGCCGTCCGTCACCGGAACGCCGGTTTCGAGATCCTTGACGACAAACCAGATGAAGTCGCGCGCGAGCAGCCGCCGCTGGATCAGCGCGTCGAAGTTTTCTGCAGAGATTGCGCGCGTCATCTGATCTCGATCCCTTGAAACGCAATGCTGCCCCAGCCGTTCAGCGAGGCATCGGTCGAGACCGAGCCAGGCACCAGCGCCATGACACATGCCGGGCGATAGACCGAAACGTCATCGCCGCCGGCGACGACGCCCGGCCAGATATGCGGCCGCACCTCGAATTGCGGCGTCACGCCGGCGCCGCTGGCGACCGCGGCCTCGAGCACCTGGTGCAGATCCGTCCCGATCGCGAGATAGTCGCCGACACTGAAAGCAAAGTCGGCAGGCAGATCGCTGACGCTGATCGCCTTGCGGTTGACGTTCACGGCCGCGAGCGAGGCCGAGACGCCGTCAAAACTCGCGCCGGTCGGCCAGGATCCACGCGGATAGGCGATCGGATAAACCCGCGACAGCGAATACCCTAAGAACGTGTAGAGCCCGCCCTCGAGCGCCTTGAGCCGCGCCCGCCAATGGTCGAGCTCGTTCGGCCGCAGCACCTTGGATTGCGCCTTAAGCGTCCACAGCGGCGGCCCGAGATCCTTGACATAGGTGACGCCGGCGGCCGAGCGCGATTGTTCCTGGCGCACCATCAGGTCGAAAGACGTTGTCCAGCCGGGAAAGTCAGCCAGGATCTCGAAAGGTTCAGATCCGATCGACATTAGAGGCTTCGCCCTTTCTGCGCGCGCTTGACCGCCTCGACGACAAGAGACGGCAACTCTGCTTTCAGCCCGGCAATCTGCCTGTTGATCCGCGCCTCGGCCGCACCGTCGGCGCCGCGCGCGTCGATCGAGACCACGACCGGAGCATTGACCCCGCCGAGCTGCCGCGAAATGTTGTTCGGGATAACCTGCGCGCCGCGCGGCAGGTTGACGAGCTCCGGACCTTTCTCGCCGACGATCGCCGGCCCGCCTGGCGCAAAGTTGGTGCCTGATGCGAACTTGGGAAACAGCTGCGACCCGATCTGCATCGTTCCGATTCCGCCATCACCACCACTGCCGAACAGGCCGCCGAGCGCGTCCGAGATCGGCCCCGTGATCGCCTTGCGGATTGCAATCCGCGCAAGATCCGCAATGATCGAATTTGCCATTGACTTAAACGCATCCGAAACGCTCTCAGTCCTTGAGATAATTCCGAGCAGCGCGTCTTCGAAGGAGTGCAGGCCACCGATCGCGGCGTACTGCAGCTGTGCATTCGTATCGCGCGCCGCACGCGCGAAATTCAGGAGCGGGCCGTTTGCATCTTCGGCAGCCGCCTTTGATCGCGCATACGCATCGGCGAGCGCATCGATCTGCACGCGCTGCGCTTCCGTCACGGTGTTTGCATCAAGCCCGGCCTGTTTGTTCGCCGTCTTGGCGGCCGTCTCAAGCTCGACCGTCTTGCGTGCACGCTCGCGCGCGTAGGTGCCGAGATCGATCGCCGCCGTCTCGGCGTTCTGCACGGCAATTCGCTTTTTGGTCTGCTCGACTTCCCGCTCGAAAGCAGTCGTGCGATCCACGCCATCCGTGTCGGCCGGCAACTTGGTCTTGCGGACGCCGGCGTCGATCCTGAGGCGCTCCTGCTTGATGCCGACCGCATCATAGAGCTTGCCGGCATCCTCGACCGTCAGCTGCGCGCCTTCGCCACCAACCGTCATGCGCTGCTTGGCAGCCTCGAAACGGTCAATCAGACCGATCGCCTCGCGAATTCGGCCATCGGCCAGAAGGTTGAAACTGAGCGCGAACATCTTGACGGCGATCTCGAGCCCCTTGAACGTCTCGAGCAGCAACGGACCACCCCAATCGACGGCCATTTGCTTGTATGCGGTCGCAGCGCGTTCCTCGACCTTGCGGAACGCCTTGTCGAGCTCGCCAGCCTTGGCAATCAAGTTCTCGTCCAGTACGACACCGGCCGCCTTTGCATTCTCGATCAGCGCCGGCAAGCCTAGCTCGGCGATTTCCTTGAGCGTGCCGACCATCTTCGGTCCGGCCTGGCGGCCGAACGCCTCGGTTGCGAGTCGCAGCCTCTCCTGCGGCGTCTCCGCATTCGTGACCAGCCGGGCGAAGTCGACGAGCAGCGCTTCATTCTCGCGCAAGGTGCCGCTCGAGTCCCGCAGCGCGACGCCGTTCGCCTTAAACAGCTCGGCCAGATAGCCGCTGCCGAGCGCCGCCTTGGCGATACTGTCGGAGAACTTGTCGAACGCGCGATCGGCGAGCTCGGCGTCACCGCCGGCCTGGCCAAGCGTATGCCGCAGCGCCTGGATCGCATCCGTCGACAGACCGACTCGCTCGGCCATGTCGCCGAGATCGTCGACCTCGCCGATCGCTCGCCGGATCCCGACGATCGACTGCTCGAGCGCCAGCGCGCCGGCGGCAGCTCCGACCAGGCTGCGGTTAAACGAATTGAGAAACCCGTCAGCGACGCTCGGATTGATCCGCTTGAACCGGCCCTCGATCGTTTTCGCGGTCGCATCGGTCTGCCCGACCGCCTTCGCCAGCGATCGCTCATACTTGGAAATGTTCGCCTCGAGTGAGACGACCAGGCGCTCCAGATCCGTTGCCACGAAACCTATTCCTTAGACTTGAGCCAGTCCCAGAGCTCGTCGGCCTCGGCGCCGCTCAAGCCGCCGCCTCCGTCGATCTGTCCCGCAATTAGCGCGTAGAATTGCCACATCGACATGGCGTCGACCTGCTGCGGCGACAGGTTCAGCTTTCCGGCTGCGCCGTAGATGACTCCGAACCGGATTTTTCCATTGGGGAGATCGTCGACGCGCGTCCCTCCCGATCCGGAGCCTCGGATTTTTTTTCGATTTGCTCCTCCGGCGCGCCGTAGCAACCGGCGGAAAGGACCGCGATCGCATAGAGCAGGTTTTCCGCCGGCGGCCGCGCCTCGACATAGGCGCGGGCCTTCTTCAATGCCTCGACCGGCGCCATGCCGCCACCGATCAGGCCGAGCCGCAGCACGTTGCTGATATCCTCGATCTTGCAGGCTTTACTGTGCAGGCGATCGAGGATGACGAACGGACCGGCGTCGCAGGCTTCCTGCAGCTTGGCGAGCTCGCCCCAGGCGAGACGGAAGTGATACGTTCCGTCTGCCCAGTCGAGCATCACTGACGCATCACGGCTCAAGGCGTCACCACGCGCGCGAGCTCGCCGTCGCTCTGCATCTCGACGGTCGCCGTGGCGCGGCCGCCCTGCTCGGCGCCCGCAGTGAAGGTCGCGATATGCATGAATCCGGTCCACGTGATCGTCTTTGCCGGAAACTCGACCTCGATCTTGACCGGCACGCTGTCGACGTCTTCCCAGGCGTCGAGCCAGGCCTCGACCGATTCCGCAGCGAGCACGCCCTCGCCGGAGATCGAGGCCGACAGGCTCGAGGCATCGCGGCCGACCCAGGCGACCGCATCGGGATCGTCGCAATCGGGCAGGTTGACGTCGGTCAATTCCTTGGTCAGCGTCAGCGATTTCGACGTGAAGCCGCACGGCGCCGTGTAGACGATCGGCGAGTCGCCGGCGCCGAGCAGCACGCGAAACTTTCCGAACTTAACAGTTGTCGGCTCAGCCATTTTCTAGGTCTCCTGGTTTGGACGGTTTCAGGGTTGCTCTACGATCGCGACGAATTCGATCGCTGCATGACTGGTTTCGTCATCAGGATCCGGCAGATGCCGCGTCTGCCGATGGCGGATTGAGAGAAGCGCGTTTGTCTCGAGCGCCAGATCGTAATCATGCAGCGCCGCACGCACCGCCTCGGCGACCCTCTTGAGCTCGACGCGGCCATTCTTGCGCGACCAGGCGTCGAGCTGGATCGTGACCTCAAACGATGTCAGACACTCGGCGTCATCCGAGACGACCTGGTCAGGACCGAGCGACACATAGGGAAACGTCACCTGGCTCGGCGGCTCGTCATATACGCGCCCGGCCACGAACTCCGACAGCGGCGCGAACGCCCTGAGCCGGTCGACGATGGATTTCTGCAGCTCGAGCGATACGCTGGTCATTTTCCCGCAACCTTTTTCGCGGCCTTGGTCGTCGCCCGCGAGATCCGCGATTTGACGCGCTTTCGCAGCGCGCGATAGGCCGGATAAAAGAACGGCTGCGCCGCCGTACCCGGATGTTCCGTGCCCTTGAACTTGCCGCCGTTCGGACGCGGCGACGTCCCGAATTCGACCAGGTGCGCATAACGCACCTTGCTGTTGCCGGCCGAGATCCTGACCGTCAGATCCGGATCGGCGGCGCCGGCGGTGCCAGCGAGCGAGGAATAGCGCGCCTTTTCGCCGCCCCAGGTCTGCACGATGCTATCGCGCAACGCGCCCGGCGGGTTGCCATGCGATCCCCTCGCGCTGACCGGCGCCAGGCGCTTCTGCATGTCCGTGATCTCGTCGGCGCCCTGCGCGAGCGCCTGCTTAATCGCGGACCGCACTTCGACCGGCAGCGCCCGCATCTTCGCCAGCAGCCGCGCCCGGCCCTCGACCTTCGCCGTCATGAATGTCACCCGCTTGCGCTGAAACGATCGCGCGGACCGCCGCCTCCGGCACGCGCCGATAAAGCTGACCGCTGCGATAGGCGATGATGACGCCGCGGCGCGGCCGATAGTCGAAATCCCGCCGCATCAGGATTGTCTTCACGTTGCCACCTGCGACTCGCAAAGAAACTCGAGCCACTGCCGACCGTCTTCCGGATCGACCGGACCCGATCGGATGTTCCAGATCGTGCCCTCGTGCATGTCCTTGATCCGCCAGTCGGTCGTCACGGCGCGCGAGACCTCGCTGCGGCGGACCGTAATCGTCGCAACCTGCTGCCCCTGCAGCCGCGCCGCAAGTACGGTCTCGCCGCCGAATTTGACCTGGACGCGCGCGCTGCACTCGAATTCCGGATCGACCGGAAACTCGCCCTCTTCGTTGCCGTAACCGTCGCTAACGACAGCCCGACGAAAGAAGCCGAGCCGATGCCGCAGCTGCCGCGCCCTCGTCATGCTGCTACTTGACGACGCCGCTATAGAAATAGTCGAGCTGCAGCTCGGTCGCAGAGACGGCCATGCCGACGCGGCAAACATATTCGCCGGTCCCGACGTCCGCGATCGGGCAGATGCCGCCCGGCGTGTCCGAGAGATAGTAGTCAGTGCCCGGCGTCAGCGTCGCGCCGATCGTGACCTTGCTGCCAGACTTCGCGACCGTAACCGGCTGGTTGAGCGCGGCCGCATTCAAGACGGTCCCGCTTGCCACGCGTGCCTCGGCCGCCGCCGAATTTGAATCCGCAAGCATCCATTTTTTGCTCGTGGAGTCGAGATAGACCTGCTTACCCTGCGCCAGCGCCTCGCCGGCGCGGCCGTGAAGGATCGACGCGTCGGCGCCGGCGAGAACGTTGGCAGCCGTAATTGCTAGGTCAGCCATTTGCAAAGCTCCTATGATGTTTGGATTGAGAGGAAACGCCCTTACCGATAGACCCGATACGGCTGCAGCAGCCGGTCGATCGTTTCCGACAGGCGCTCGCGCGCCTCGGTCGTGCCGTCATAGGTCATTTCGACGTGCAGCTTGACCGCCGACTTGAAATTGTTGATCCGCACGTCGTCGGCGGGGTATCCGGCCCAATAGCGGATCCGGACGCAATTCGCCTCACCCGAAACGGTCGGCCAGGACTGCCGCGGCTTGCGCAGGATCCGGCAGGCGCGCGTTTCCGGATCCGCCAAATAGTACACGGCCGAGCTCAAGGTCTGCTCGACGCCATCCTTGTCGTCATACTTGATCGAGAACGGATAATCGCCGTCCTGCAAGATCGGACCGTTCGGCAGATCGATGACGTCACAGAAGCCGTCAAGCCGCAGCTCGAGCTCACGCTCGAGGATCGAGCGGCCGAGCCAACCGAGGTTCGGATCCTCAAACTCCGTGATCGCACCCCAGATCCTGGACGTGAGATCCGCATCATCCTCGTCGAAATCCTGGCGCAGATGCGCCTTGACTTCCTCGAGCGACGGTACGGGATCGACAGGCGGCGTCACGACGACAAGCGAGCTCATTGCAGGACCTTTTCGGAATTTTGGTATTTGCGAGGCCAAAACAGGCCTTCACCCACCCTGAGGGAGTGGATGGCGGAACTCTGTTGAACCTGGATTAAGAGATCGCTGTCGATGTAGGAACGTTGGCGGCGCCTCCGGATTCACAACCGTATGCCGCGTTATTATTTTGACTATCGCGACGACGCCGGCCTGTGGACTGATGAATCCGGCGAGGAACTTCCAAACCTCGAAGCGGCCGAAAAAGCTGCGTTGGTTGGGCTCGCGGACGCGGCGCGCGACATGGCGCTCGCCGGCAGACAAGGCTCCCTGTCCATCCTGGTGCGCGACGGATC